GGTTTCCTCGTAACAGAATAACCTACCACGTTCATCCTCGGTAGAGGACGGAAGTATGCTATAATGCAGAAGGAACGCACTCAACTGTAAAAAGGAGAGTGATATGGAACTTTGGCAATTGTGGGTATATCGAAGATTGATATTAGAACACAAACGCAATAATCTTCTAAAACTACTGTGGTATAGGCGATAATTATGGAGTTAGTATGTATAGAGTGACAGGTTATTTTAGGGAAAGAAAAGTAGTTCAATACTTCAGTGATGTGTATGACGCTATAGATTTCAAAGACGTAGTTGATGCACACTATCCCCTAAAGGTAACATTTGAAAAAGGAGTTTATCCAGTGAGAAGTTTTATTGTAGACAGTTGGAATGCTGTTATGAATTCGGAGTATAATCCACTTAGTGCTATTCCACACACTGGTACAAGGCATATGATAATGCAAGTACTGGCGTGGATGTGGGTGATTGTATTTACAATATCAACAGGTACATGGGCATTTATAGGTGCTAACCTTATTGCCCATTCATTGTTACTTGGTGCAATTGTGATTACTGTCGGTACATTTGAAACTGCTAAACGTAAACCAGAATATTTTGGTGGATTTGGTAGAGGCAAAGGTGGTGAACACGAATAGGGTGATGCCTTAATACATCCGTGTGGGGGAACTGTTACCCCCACAATCACACAACATAACACAACACACAAGGAGAAAAGTTATGAGTAATAAAAACCCTTTTGAACTACGGTTCGATGTTCTAAGAATGGCAAAAGAAATGATGGATACGCAACACGAAGTTGCGAACAACAAGTTCTGGTCAATGATAGAACAATACAAAGACCAAGGTAAGGATATACAAGAGGTGTATGAAAAGTATACACCACAGATGTATAAGCCTGCCGCAGTCATGGAAAAGGCAGAAGAACTCTACAAGTTTATAACTAAGAGAGACTAATGCCGACTTGCACCCAGCATTTATACACTGGCTCTGCTTTATAAGGTGAGGGGAAGAATATTCCTTTCGCTTCCCCTCACCACTTTATTGAATAACATGGAGATATTATGAACTTAGAAGAACTCGCAGTGATGACGCCAAAGAAATTCGCCATCAAGATTGAAGAATTAGTAAAACTTGGTAATGGTCAAACAACATATATGGATGCAATATTAGATTATTGTGAGAAACACTCAATGGAGCCGGATGCAGTCGCACCCTTAATCTCCAAACCACTCAAGGAAAAAATAGAGGCAGATGCAAGAGAACTAAACTTCTTGCCACGAGTTGCAACCCTACCAATCTGAGGATAAACCTAATGGAAGGATGGAATGCATACCAGATGTATCTGGGTCTAAAGCTTCACTTCACAACAGATTACGAATATAGAAAGTACGGTGGTAAAACATCTGCTTCTAAGGGTTCGTTCCTCAAACGCAAAGATAGGTATTTTTTTGCTCGTGTTGCTAGGAAATATGGAAACAATACAGAACAATATTATATTGCTAATTTTGTAAAGTCTCCAAAGGGATGGTTAGGTGATTTTAGTGAAGAGAATTACATGGACTGGATGAAATACAAGCAGTCACTGACATATAATTTTATGACAGATATGAATGTTTTATTTACACAAGTTGATGATTTTGATACAATTTTCTCTTTACAAAAGGGTCAACATCCTGTATTATTAAAGAACTTCCTCGCAAAGAGGATTAGTTTAGAAACGATGGTAATCCTTGAAGGGTTGCTGTCATATGTAGGAAAATGGGATAAGGAATTACACGATGATTTAGTATGGCCAGATAGTAGACGTTTAATCGTCAAATACGGTGCATTTTTGAGTTATGATATTCATAAATGTAGGAATCAACTTTTGAGGACAATAAAGGAAACTTTCTAATGTCTGATGAATTAATTAGGGAAAGAGATTTCTATCGTGCAAAGGTTTCAGACCTCGCATCACGAAATAAAAATCTAGAGTTTGACAACGCTGAACTAGTGAAGCGTGACCAAGATATCACCAAGAAATTGAATGATATGTCATCTCGCAGTAGTAACAACTACCGCCCACGTCCAAGACGGACGCATTAAAGACCAGAACCTCGGTACGTTTGAAAACTGCCCATTTTGAAATTTGTAACAAAGGTGGAAAAGAATATGGTAGAAAATAAGGAAGTAAATAAAATGCTTACAACAGCAAGACTAATTAGTTATTCACAACCACCAGAAGGAGAGTTGTATGTCGGTAAAGATGTCCAAGAACTTATATCTTATTGCGCCCGTGTCTCCAATCCGGCCAATCAAGAAGCACACAAAACGTCCGAAAAACTTATCAAATACCTTGTTAAAAACAAGCACTGGTCGCCGCTTGAAATGGCTAGCGCTTGCATAGAGGTTGAAACTACTCGTGATATTGCACATCAAATTGTGCGTCACAGAAGTTTTGCTTTTCAAGAGTTTAGTCAGAGATACGCAGAACCCTCTGCAATGGGTAATGCATTTACAACTCGTGAAGCAAGACTACAAGATACAACCAATAGACAGAACTCTATTGAGATTGAGAATGACCCAAATATCCAAATGGATGCAAAGACAGTTGAACTTATTACAGACTGGCAACGTAGACAACATGGAGTTATTAATCAAGCAAAAGAGGCTTATGATTGGGCGATAAAGAATGGTATTGCAAAAGAACAAGCAAGAGTTGTTCTACCAGAAGGATTGACAAAGACAAGATTGTACATGAATGGAACACTACGTTCTTGGGTACATTATATTGAATTGCGTTCTGCAAATGGAACGCAGAAAGAGCATATGGATGTTGCAAAATTATGTGCAGTTGAAATTGCTAAAATCTTCCCACTAATGGAGAAATTGTAATGACTTTTTATTTAACCCACCAAGAAGACGATGACGGCCCAGAATCGTATCATACTCAAAGAGTAGAGTTTACTGTTGCTGATGATGCAGATATCAGTGAACTGTGTGATTCATTTGAACACTTTCTAAAAGCAAATGGATATCAGTTTGATGGACATATTGGTATCATTCCAAAAAAAGAATGGTTCAATAGTTGGAAACCAGAAGATGATGCTACCTCTGGACATTACAGGGTGAAGTTCAATTGGAATACTGACCTTGGGTAGAGTATTTGTATTAGGCAATGGTGAATCCAGACTAGGGATGGATTTGTTTGGTCTTAAACTTCAGGGTAAGATGTATGGTTGCAATGCTTTGTATCGCAACTTTACACCTGATGTACTTATATGCGTGGATGGTGGAATGCAACATGAAGTGTATTCCTCTGGTTATGCAATAGACAATAAATGCTATTTTCGTACATGGAATAAACTTCCAGAAGAGGCATTCTATATGATGGATGAATATTTTACATTTACTCAAAGAATAGGATGTGATATTCAGAATGATAAATTTGGTAGAAAACAATTTGTACTGAATGGCACAGACCCCAATCAGTTACAAAGATTATATGAATACCATACTAAAATTGGTTCAGATAAAACTACTGTTGATGAATTGTTATTAAAACATCACAGGTGGATTACTTGGACTGAAGAGAATGATGAAGTACATATCATTCCAGAGAATTATAGTGGTTGGAGTGCAGGGCCAATCGCTGTGAGGATGGCACTAGAAGATGAAAATCCAGATGAAGTATATCTGATTGGATTCGACTTAGGTAGTCCGAATGAGTTGATTAATAATGTTTATAAGGGTACAGATAACTATCTGTCTAATGATGCTGCTGTGACACCCTCAGATAACTGGATTACTCAACACCTAAATAACTTTACAGATTATCCTGATACGAAATTCTATAAGGTTAATACTGCCCCATTAGGAACAGATGCGACTTGTCAATTCGTGAAAGAGTGGGAACACTGCGAAAACCTCCAATATATAGAGAAAAATTCTTTGCAATTATCTCTTGACTTTGGGTGGATGATGTAGTATTATATAACTTACATGATGAGAAATGTGAAATACATAAACATATATAAACATACGGAGAAAAAAATATGTCAATATCAACTTTAAGAAACCAGAACAGTCTGGATAAATTACTTGCACAAGTACAGCAAGATGAGAAACCATCAGGTGGTGAAAAGAAGTCCTATGTGGATGACCGTCTATGGAAACCTGTCGTGGATAAGGGTGGCAACGGTTACGCAGTAATTCGCTTCCTGCCTGCTCCAGAGGGTGACTCTGAAATGCCGTGGGTGAGAGTATGGAATCACGCATTCCAAGGCCCGACTGGTCAATGGTTCATTGAGAACTCTTTGACTACTATCAATCAGACTTGTCCTATTAGTGAGATGAACTCTCAGTTGTGGAATTCTGGTGTAGAGTCGGATAAAGAGATTGCAAGGAAACAGAAACGTAAGTTGCAATATTATGCTAATATCTACGTTGTAGAAGATGCTGCGAACCCAGAGAATAACGGTAAAGTTATGCTCTATAAGTTCGGTAAGAAAATCTTTGACAAGTTGATGGAAGCAATGCAACCTGAGTTTCCTGATGACCCTCAAATCAATCCATTTGATATGTGGGAAGGTGCAAACTTCAAACTGAAGATTCGTAAGGTAGATGGTTACTGGAACTATGATAAGTCAGAATTTGACTCTAAGTCACAGTTAAAGTCTACTGACGATGAACTAGAGGCAATCTATAAGAAGACCCATTCGTTGAATGACTTCATTGCACCTAGTAACTTCAAGACTTATGATGAGTTGAAAACTAGGTTGGATGCTGTACTATCTGGTACAGTTGCAACTAAAACTGCTGCTGCAATGGTAGATGAGGAAGAAGTTCCTTTTACACCATAGT